TGAAAAGCACGGGCTTGCGCTTGTATTGCAGGATGTGCTTCATCCGAGACCGAAATAATTTTTTCTGCACACCGTTCTGCTATTTCTTCTGGCGTAAAGCCACGGTTATGAGTGGTGTGTACCTCTACCTTAAAATCTTTAGGTAAATCTATGTTTAACTCTGGAATCATGTGCGTGGTTTCCTAATCTGACCATAACGATACTCATCAATAACTTCTTGAGCTTCGCCAAGGTTTTTCAGTCTTGTGATCCCCTCCGCATAACGCTGATTGTACATTTGCATTAGGTTGGGATCCCCTTTCATGTAAGTATACGCCTCGACCAAGGACGCATAAAGCAAAGTGATCTCTGCATTTTCAGACAACCAAGTCGTGCCGCTACCTGCACCAACTGTTAATGAAGCAGGGCGATATAAGTAATGAATGTCTACAACATAGTTTGCGTCTGGTGTTGGAGCCAAGATAAAGTTGCTTACATCAAATTGAGCGTAATACTTAGGTTGACCTGTGGTGGTTGCATCTGGCGTATACGTTTGCACAAAGTCTAAATCCTTAAAGAGCAAAAACTCTTTTGCCCCACTGACATCAATGCTCAAAGAAAATGGCGCAAGAAAATCTGTGGGCGCACCAAGATATTGGTTGCCGCTCGTCATAGTGCCGCCTTGATTCTTTTGAAACAAATTAAGTTGAACGCTTTTTAATATGCGTTCTTCTGCTAATCGAATAAACAAAGGTAAGTTGTTTACGAAACTTGTTTCATCGTTCTCTGTATAATCCTGAATAGCCGTCTTCAGTTCATCATATGTCATAGTCATGTCGTCACCGTAACGCTACCGACCTGGCCTATAGCTCGAACACGCTCCAACGTAGGTGCTTCGACTGTCGGAACATCGACATACACCTGTAACGCCTCCGCTTTATCTGGTCGTGGGTTGTATAATGCTTGGGGATCTGGTCCCACACGAATAGGTTCTAGCTGCGGATGCTTTGGTTCAAACTCGTCAGGACCAACTAATGCACCAGTCCATTCGCGTTTCATATCCCGCAAACGAAACCTAAAGCCTGATCTATCAGAAATACCAAATGCATGTTTACCAGACGCGTATGCCATCAGACCCTCAAGTATCGAATGCTAGGTTGCAGTTTCAACGGAGTACGTCCCTCGTCCTCGTCGGCTGCGCGTTGGAACTCTTCTTCATACACAGCTTTTAAATACTGTAGACGTTCTGGCGCACGTTTCATCCCGATGTAGTAGGCTAACCCCGCCACCATACAAGGATAAAAACGAAAAGGCATATCAGTAGTATTAACAAGGGTATCAGCATCTTCTATCCGCTGCACATAATAATAAACAATTTGGTCTGTCGAGTTTTCTGGAACAGCCCACAAATTAATTACAGGCTGGATCTGTCTGTCGAAATAGAATTGACTTGGTCGGCCTTGCGTTGTCTTGTTGGGTAGTGTGGCATATTCACCACGACTGATTCGATCTATCTCGTAATCCGTACCATCTCTACGAAGCACAACTTCCAAGATATCCACAACATCCGCACCAAGCGTTTCTTGTGCTTGACCTTGCGTAAGTGTGATCGTGGCTTGTTTTACCGTCCAGAGATTTAAACCACGGTTTGCCCAGTCGGCAAACATCAGGTTCAACGACCTCCGCGCCGTTCTGGCATCATAGCCCGTGCGAACCTCGAGGCCACAGCGTTCGTACGCCTCCTCGACAATCTCGCCAACGTCCATGTTAAAGTCGCGTGAACCTGAAGTAGCCATCAGTAAGTAGTTCCTTGTTTTATGCCAGACATCTGCACCGCAGGATTACAGCCGTCTACTTTACCACCGTACTTAAATCCTTTACGAGCCATGCCACCACGCATCATGCCCTTAACCTTGCCGCCTTTTTTAAATCCTTCGACGCCTCGGCCTTTCAATATGTCTTTCTTTGTGACCTTACCGTCACCTGTTAAATCTGGGAAACTCATTTTTTACCCTTTACTTTACCGCCGCGCATCATCTTGACTTTACCGCCGCGCATCATTTTCTTCTTTGGCTTGCTGACCGCGCCACCGCGCATCATCTTTTTCTTTCCACCACGCATCATTCCAGGCATATCAGAGTCTCCTTTCTCTCCGAGCTAAGATGTGTCTTTCATAATCTTCTTTATCATAGTTTGTATAATACCCTAGTTTTTCCAACTTTGCAGCAGCGTTTTCTAATTCACTCCACCGCTGTATAAAAACAATCGCATGTTCACGCAAATACGCTAACAGCCATATATCAATACCCGCAAAAGTAAAAAACTTATTCAGGGCCATACATTCTTCTTCAAGTTGATCGTAGTCGTAATCGTAGTCATAGTCAAAAATCATAGTGACTTTGTAACCTGTACGAAAAAACTTCGATGACTCACTCAGTACATCTGCCCACAGGTCATCAGTCACAAGCATCTTTACTTCACGGTTTTGGTAAGCAGGTAAAGCAAACGGACAGGCAGCTACCCCGTTGTTGTGAACGGTAGGTTTCGATAACTCTTCTGCCCATTCCTGTATCAAAATACCCTCACTAAACCACCATTAGCTTTTTTCTGTTTCCAACTAATACGTTTGGAAGATTTTTTCTTTTTGGCTGCTGACGTGCATTGTGCCATTGTTGGACGACATGCTGGATAACTTCTACGCTTCTCGCCCTTTTGACGACCACACGGTTTGCCAGTCTTGCAATCGACCCAACCTTTACCGTCGTTCTTAGAGAACCATTCGCGAAGAGAGTTTTTCTTTTTAGCCATTATGCAAACTTCGTCCCTTTACGACGACCCTCCATCACCTGACCACAACCAGAGGCCACCATGCCGCCGTTTCTATAACGATTGCGTGTTGAACGTTTGGGGTTATCTACTGAAGCAACAAGACCGCCGTCAGCTTTTTTCTGTTTCTTTTTAGTAGAGTTTCCCCAGTTTGCCGCCCCGACCTTTCGACATTTGGACAGTGCCCCGCTTGCGTACGCGCTGGGCCATACCTTGTAACGGCTTTTTACCTTGTGGTAACATGCGTCTTTTTTTGTTTTTGCCTTTTTTGCCATTAGTTATCTCCTCGGGCGGCTTGGAGATTTGGAAGGCCATTTGTCCACGACTTATCATAACTTGCTTGCCTTTCTGCCAAATCTTCTACTGCTTGAACTAAATGATCAATCTTGACGTCCATAACCTCTGTTCGTTTATCCACGCTAATTAAAGTAGAAATCATCCACACAAGACCAGCCGACCCTAACGTCAGACCAGTCCCCCAAAACAAAAGTTGTACGTTCTTATCCATGCTTACCACTGCTTACAGGACCAATACTTGGCCTTTAGTTTATCTAATGTTCCTTTGTCACACCCGTGTCTTGCACGGAATGACTTGCGACGTTTCGGGTTGTTTTTCTTGATGGTCATGTTGGCATCCCCGAACCTGACGATCTTTTCCTTACCTTTATCACAGGCTTTTACAACAAACTTTTTGCCTCCAGATACCTGACGCTTGGGTTTGTTGCATTTCATCTTGGACTTGTCGATCTTAGGCATTACAAGCTCCCCTCTTCTTTAACTAAAAAACCTTCTCCAAATATTCCCGCCTCGGCAGTTGTACTGTTTGTTTTTGCTTGAAACTCAAGAGTAGTTTTTTCAGAAATCTTAAATGGCAGCACACGCATGATATCCATACGTTGAGCAAAAGTAGTTTCTGCTACATTAAATACACGACCATCACTGAAGGTGTTTTTATTAAGAAAGGTTAGATACTTACTCGCACCAGTGGCTGTAGCTGAGAAGGCATCAATTCTAGATAAGTAAAAACTGTGACCTGCGGGAACCGTAAATATTGCTGCTTGATTACGACCAGTTCCCGCTGTGATCTGAGCATAAACAACAGTAGAAATTTTCGCTGTAACGTTTCCAGCGCAGTTCCCACTTACTGTAATAAAATCATTAATGGCTTTGAAAGAGTTCGTTGTCGTTATTGTAGTTGTACCATTTAAGGAAACATTTTCTGCAATCTCATTGTAGTCCGCATCCAAACCAATAATACGAACAATCTGTGTTGTGTCTCCCGCTGCGCTACTAGCAACGTCTAACGGAGAAGCGGTACTTATCAAAGGTAGCGCATTTGTATTTCCCAACTCCCACGGAGTTGTAAAAGTTGTTCCTATAGCTGTTGAAAAACCAAAAACATTACGAACACGATGCCCAGGGATTTGCCCCCTGGACACCTGAAGCTCAAATGGCTCAGATGTTCCGACCTGTGAAATGGAACGGAGATCGTATGCCATGCGACCCTCCTACGAAAGGATGATCGTTAGTTCATTAGCCGATCCTGTAAACGCTGAGACATAAACACCGCTACTTGCAATGATGCCATCATCAGGAATGTTCATTACATGATGACCTGTAGGAAACTTTTGCGTTAGCAAAGTGTCCCCGCTTGCACTTCCGTTTTTCAACGTAAAAGCACCCGCAGCCGCCGCGTAAATTACAACCTGCCGTAAACGTGACCGAGATGGACCGACAACTGCTGCCGTCGTTCCTTGAACCCAATTATACGCTGTTACTGGACCAGCCATGTGCTACCTCCTTTAGGCGTTGTTAATGCCTTGGATGTACTCGACTGTTACATATCCAGCGCCTGATGTTCCTGCGGAAAAATCAATATAGATTGGAAGATCAGCCGTTCCAATGTCTACCCAAGTGTCCGCATCTGTGATTGTTCCACCAGATCCAAACTTCAGTACATTAGCTGCTGTACCTGCGGCTAACGCAGTAAACAACTCTGTAGATGTTGAACTTGTACCCATGCTAATATTCGCCGCATCACACGCAGTAGTAATATAGATGGTTATTTCTGTAACTTGACTGTTTGCAGGAATAACAATTCCTGTGTCCGCAGCCGTAGTAGATTGTGTCCAAGACGCTGTTTGCGCCATCTTAACAAAACCTACGTTTTTGACGTCAGAACCTACAGTTGTGCCTGTAGTATCTTTGATGGTCCCAGCTTTGATAGGACCTGAAAAAGTAGATGTACCCATGTTGATCTCCTGTCTGGGTTAGTCAGTCACCCCATGTGACTGTCAGGGATAATTTTACTATACAGGAAATCGGGCAAAAAGAAAGGGGCAACCGAAGCTGCCCCTTAGTTCAGGGAGGAGGTAAAATGAATACCTACCCCACTATACCATAAAATTACGCACCTGGCGAACCAAATACACAACGTGGATCTGAGAATCCGAAGCTGTAACGCTCACGCGCTTTAAAACGCATGTTGCCAGTATCGAAATCTGCTTCCATGCCTGTGGTCATTGGCGTACGCTCGAAGTGGATAAATCCACGAGGGGCGTCTGTCATGACGAAGAACGCATCTGGGTCTGTTAGGAAGTCGTTAACAGCATAGCCGTTTGGCAACATACCCATTGACCGAATTGCGTTAGTGTCATTGTCGGCTGTGCCAACACGCAAGTTTGATACCATCAAACGCTCTGCAACGAATTGCAGTTGACGTGGGATGACCAACTTGGTGCCGCGCAACGCGACTTTAAGACCACGCTCGTCAACAAAACCTGCGATGTTGATAAGAGCATCTTCAAGAGATGTCTCGTTCAAATCCGCAGCAGTTGTTGGTTCGTTGGCAAATGTACCACCGCTTGTAAGCGGGTGAGACGCGTCACACAATGCAACACCGTCACCACCAGCAGATGCGCCAGCAGTAAAGGCATTGTTAAGAACCGCAGCGGCCTTAACTTGCTTTGTGTGTGCCATTGAACGAGCCAACGCACGAGTGTAACGCGAACCGAGACGATCATAAAGATTGTCTTCGATAGCTTCCTCTGTTATAGAGAATGCCAACGCGATAGTTTCGTGGTTGTAACGAGCAGTGTATGCTTCGTTAGCGTCGTCGAAGTTAATTGCAGAACCTTCCGATTTGGTTGGTGCTGCGCCGAAACCACTCAACATCACTTCCTCTTCGAATGCACGATCAGAAGACTCTGTTGTGAAAATCTCTGCATGTTGATCTTCGTACCTATTGTACTCCATACCAAACAAGGCGTTGAGACCAGGTTCCAACTCTTTCGCTAGTTGAGCGCGAGAAATAGCCATAGGTTAGTCTCCTTATACGCCTGTAGTCGAAGGAGTACCAGCAACGATACCGCCGTTAGCGGAATTGAAACTGTTATTCAGTCGAACGATTAATGGAATACCAGCCGCTGTAAAGTCAGCATTCTCTGGATCATCTTGAATACCGATGATACGGAGATGCAATGCAGCAGTGGCGGCGATTGTGCTAACACCCAACTTAGCAGATGAGATACCTGTGGTTGTTGAACCAGAAGCACCCGCTGCAAAGTTTGCGTTTGCGAACACATGTCCACGCGCAGTTGCTTCGCTAGTTAGTGAAGCGTCTGAGCAGATGACAAATGTCTGCATTGGGTTGTCATACACGAAGGCTTTGACGGGATGATTAGAATCCGCGCCAGAACCAGGCCAGTAGTTAGAAAATACTTTCTCACCAGTAGTGGACGAAACGTATTCGCAACCCCAGAACACACCAACAAGACCCACAGTACCACCCGCAGCCGCGCCAACAATGTCAATAAAGCCAGTTGAAAGCGGGATAACAGGAGAACCTTGATAGATCGCGTTAGTGTTTCCAGAGGCGATACGATACTCGGTCGCACCAGTGGTGTTCGCAGCCTGACCGACTACGCCAATCGGGCGAAGCCCGAATGCACCGTTAGTGTTTGCCATAGTAGCAATCCTCTAAGTTAATCGGCGTCTCGTCTTGATCCGCCGAAGGTTACACGACTTTGCCGACTTTGATTAATCGGCATTGAAGGATGTTGTTCCTTCATAAGGTCCTGATCTACAGCTACCATCTGTTCGCGGGTTCGGCCCCCGTAATACTCGTTTCTTTCCTGGGCTGTCTCTACAGGAATACGGCACAGCATCAAGCCACCTTGACCTATGACGCCCTCGTACCGACCATCGTCGATAGTTGGAGCTTCGTAGTCTGGATATTCATCTTTACGGACGGGTTCCCATCCTTCACGCAGCTTGGCATTGACATTTATTTTGTCTTCCTCGCCACGCATTGCAACTCGTATCCAGCGATGCACATACCCATCTGGTGGGGGTGGTGCAGCAAGGTGAGCAGGTGGTGCCCACGGTTTTCTGCGCGTTTCTGTTTCGCGTGTTGCGCTTTTGCGCGGTGTTCTTGTGTCAGCCATCATATCACTCCTTTACATACTTGGCGTATTCTTCGAGAGGTACGCCCAGTTTTTTCGCAATCGCTACTTGAGAGTGCGATAACTTGACCGACCTGCGCCCCTGTTTGTTAGTGCGGGATGCGGAATTACCAGCAGAAGCGACCTGATTTCCACCCGATTTCTTAGCCGTATTAAACTTGTGCGGAAACTCCGAACGAATACGACCATTAAGTTCAGTATAATACTCATCGCTGTTCGGGTCAAACCCCTCTTCTTCGACAAGTTGTTGATGCAACGTAAATGCAGCAGTTGTCATGATCTTATCATTACCAAACCACTCATTTTTTTCTGCCCATGCTTTTGCTTTTGGATCAACCTGTGGCTGTGGTTGAGCCTGTTGTGGTTGAGCCTGTTGCTGCGGCTGCTGTTGCACTTGCATTTTTTGTTGCTGTTCGACACGGCTCTTAGCAGCCCCGTATCTTTGTTTATCTACTGCAATCTGAGCAATCTGCTCTTGTGCAGCAAGCATCGCATCAGAATCTCCAGCTTCGTATGCTTGTTTGTACGCACGTTTTGCTGCCTCTTCCTGCGTAGACAAACGGTTGCCGTACTCGTTCAAGTACCCGTTGTCTAATTGTTGTACACGGCCCTTGAGTTTGTTGTTTTCATCCAACAACTTTTGCGCCATTCGCACCGCTTCTTCACGGTCACGTTGTTCATTACGGTAACGCTCGGTTAGTTTCTTGATACGCTTTTGTACCTTTTCACCATAATTTTCGAGTTCGTCATCACCTTCCGCAGCAGCTACTTCAGCCTTGTTTTCCGACTTAGACTCTTCCTGCTGCTCATCTAGAACAACTTCTTGTTCTTCAACTTCTTGTTTTTCTTCAGCCATAATCCTGCCCTACACTTGTTTCACGTCATCTGGCTCTAAAATTGTAGCAATAACCTCATCATCGTTGATGATGCGGACTTCACCGCCGTCAATTTTAAAACGAGAACCTGAGTATCTACCTATACACACCCACTGGCCTTCCTCACACCAAGGTGCTTCATCGGTTCCAAACTTATTTGGATCCTTGTATGCCAACGGTCCTAACTTCAGAACATAAGCTACTACGGTAGCCACCGACTCTCGCTCTCGAACTTCGTCAGGAATGTATAGGCCACTCGCCGTCTTAGCTTTACCTTGGTACGGCATAACTAAAACCCGCCAACCAGTTGGTTGCGGGAGACGTTCGAGTAACGGTTTTTCTAAAAGGGATGGATCTAGTACGCGGTCCTGTGCATTTACATATGCGCTTTCAACTGCAACTCCCGAGACTTCAGCTTTAGCAGCTTCTTTCTCTTTGTTCATTTTCTGCGCGACATGGTCAGGAAGATATAAAGTCTTCGACATCGTCTACGTTTCTCTCCAGCAGGGCCTTGATTTCTTCTCTAGCGTAAGAGAGGCCCCGTATCTCTCCTACAGACATTTTATACTGCTCCCAGTCTTTTACAGAACCGTGAGAAAGAGCCGCTCCAATATCGTTTTGCCGCTCTTCAATTTTCTTATACAAGTATTTTGCCATATCGACAACATCCATTATAGGTTGTCCTTATATTCCTCTTGTAAATCAGATGTGATTGGACCACCTTCAGCCCACTCATTACATGTGTTTTCACTATTACACACAAATTTTAAGAGTTGGCAATAGCCTGTTTCTCCAGACTCATCTCCAATGCATTCCAGCATATCGTCTGTTTGGTTATACATCCCACAGTTTCCGCAACTTTCATCGTTACGAAATGCTACTGCTACATTCGGTTCTCGGTAACCATACTCATCTATTGCTACCTGACGATTCATGTCGTTAAGTTCATAATCCTGGGTAGGCAAAGGACAACTATTCCCGTTGTCATCGTCTTCCATCTTATCGACAGGGATGCCATCTGGCAAAATACTGATCATGACTGTGGGCATTATGTACTCCTAATCCATCCATATATCTTTTTGGTTTTCTCTAATCGGTCATCAAGACCATGAGTGCCACCGTTTACTTTACGAGTTACCTCTGTGATCACCTCGTCGTTGACACCTTTGTCCGCAATCTTAAAAAGACCATTGCGCTTAAAAAACCAATATGCACTTTCGAACGCGTACTCTGTGGCAACAAGATCAGGGTCTTTCATTACATCAGGCAACCGCATTTCAGAAGCAAATGTTCGGTAATTTGAACGGCCCGTGCATTGTAAAAATCCTCGGCCTCGGAACGCCCAGCCGTCATTTTCCTCAACATTTCCGAGTGCACCGCCCTTTGATCTATGTTTATCCATGTAAACATAGTTGGCAATCTTTTGAGGGTTTCGAGCATACTTGGATGCATCCTCTTTGCCTTCTCCAAAGTAACGACGAAACACACGGTTCAATGCGTCTTCTGAATAGTTCAGATTTTCTTCTGTATGCTTAAAGTACCCACTTTCATGGGCTGACTGCCCTAGTAGGTGAGCCGCTCTTTCTGGGGATAACTCGTAATGTTTTGCGATTGCTCTTGCAGTGTTGGGGCCAAAGGCTCCGTCTGCTGTCACACCACAACGTTCCTGCAAGGCTTGCATTGCTTTACTCATCGTTTCATCTCCAAGTACAAACGCCAACAATTAACCAATGTATTCAAGCTCACTGCGCTAAACAGCATGATCCACTGCCACATTTCCATCAGTGCATATCCCCTTTCATATCAATCATGTTGTTATGATCACGGTTGATATACTTTAGCTCGTTCTCCAATAGAGCCACGCGTTGTTGCAATACGGTAATAGCTTTTATGGTAGAAGCAAGCTGCTTGTGTTCTTCCCAGATTTCATCTGCTTCATCCCACAGATAGTCTATTTCCATAGCATTGTCTTTAACGTCACGCTTCAGGTTAACGTTATCTTCGATAGCCATCTTCGAACCAAGTTGGCTAACTGTTTCTTCTAGGTTTGCAATAGTCGCCGCTTGTTGAGATACCCACCAAACACCCCCAGCAAGCTGCATAGCCATCGCAGCAACTAATGCTATGGGTAACTTTAGATTCTCCACTATTTCTTACCGTAGTATTTGGATACAGCGCGATTGCCGAACCAAAATGACATGATAGCAGCAAACAGCCCAGCCGTATTATCATCCCAAATTACATTTAACGCTCCAGCCAAGTCAGCGCCTTGCTCATTCATCATTGTCATTACAGCGACAATTTTGATGGCAACGAAAAGGCCAAAAAAAGCATAAGTGATGACAGGGCGGACTGAACCTCTGAGCGCATTAACAAATCCACCAGCGTCGATACTGTCATGCTTGTACAATCCTTCTGTTTCTTTAATTTCTGCTTGCTTGTCTAACTCTTGTAATTTTAGTTCAGACCGCTTTGTCATAAGATCCATCTCAAGCTGCATACGCTCAAGATTGTGTTTGTGTTCTTGCCCAGCTTTGAAATAGTTTAAAACTTCTGGCAGAAAAGAAGTACCAAAGCCTAGCAGACTGCCCAGCAATGTCATCATCACGCGCTCCTATCCGTCTTAGCTTCTTTGCCCAACCACAATGCGAACGACGCTGAAAGCATCGCAGTGACAAGCGATACGAACGCGCTCTGTTGTGTTGTGGGATCTGGCAAAGTCATGAACCACAAACAAACTTTCCAAGTTAAAACAATCTGACAGAGGAAAGCTAGACGTGGCAGTATTTTCAACTGGTCTATTGCGTTAGCTGTTAGCTGAACCATGTTACACCTTTATGTTTACATTAGTTCCTTCGGGCTTCGAACCCGTAGTCTTGGCCCCGAATCTATCATAACTTTGCAATAAGTCCAATCTTTGCTTCTGGAGGGCCTCTAAGTGGACGTGATTGGCCCTATGTTCTTTTTGTACCCTTTGCTCTATCAGATGGTTTTCTATGCGCTCACGCGCCCTTGTTTGGACGTGTATGTCACTACCCACGTTAAACGGCATATTGCTACTTATTCCTTGTGTCCCATCAGCCACAGCCGCCCCTTT